TCCTTCGGTTGCCGCAGCAGCGGCAGCATTGGGCGGTGGCAGCACCGCTGCTACCACATCAGTAACCTCTGCCAAGGCACAGGCAAATACCCCTATCAGAAATGATTACGGTTTTGTTGTCAACGGCAAACAGCCAGCAACTCTTACTTTGGCACAACTTAAAACAGCCCTTGCTGATTCTACAAATAACGCACCAGCCATTATAAAAATGACTCGCGATGTTGGCAGCGTACCAAACGGTCCTTTAAGCACACTCGGGACAATAACATTAGATGGCAAACTTAGTCCAGTTGAGCAAAACGCTCTTGGAACATATGCCCTTGGTGTTGTCAATACAACCAAAGGTGGACAGCCTGCCTCTATTGCAGATGCGGTAACAAACAGATTGACCCCACAGTCAATTAGCCCATATGCAATTAACTCAACAATTAATCTTAAGAACATAGATCGTCCAGATATTGCTGCGGTCAAGGCAACAGTAACTGATCTTTATGAGCAGCTTCTTGGCAAGAAAGCGGACGATGCTACAACAACTAAGTGGGCGCAAGTTTATGATAACTATGCAGCCAGCCGTCCAACATCTCAAACCACTGGCGCTGTTACATATGGCTTGCAAACAGTCCCATCGGCTGCGGGTGGCGCAGGATCTAATCGTTTGATTCGTTCAGGACAGCAAGAAACTACTGTAACAAATAACCTCACCGCATCAGATTTTATTAAAAATCAAATTGTTGATTCTGGCGATTACAAGGCTTTCCAAGCCTCTGGTGCTGCAATGAATTTACTCACTAACATGGCTGCAAAAGAAGCGGGTGTTGCATAATGGCTGACAAACCAAAAGTTACGTCTTCTCAAGTAGCAGCAGCGGAGCCGGGTCTTGGCAGTATTCTTTCCCCCGGATCAGATTTTGCTAAAATTCTTCACGATCAGAATGGCGCTCAATATGCCTTCTGGAAAACAACGGATGCTAACCTGCCCGGCGTTAAAGACGGCACTGGTTATTCCCTTTGGAAGTTTATTAACGATGCTGTTGATAAAGGTTGGATCAATGCAACCGATCCAACAAACTTTGAAAATGGCTTACGTAGTACCGATTGGTTTAAAGCCAATGGTGCGCAAGCCTTACAGGCTGCTGCCGACAAAGCCTTATCGTTAGATGCTAACGGAAACGTATTACCAAACAGCAAATACGGCATGGAACTTCAACGCCGTATTGATGGCATTAGTGCAGTTGCAACCCAGCAAGGTTACAAACTTAGCCCAGAAATTCTGCAAGGTCTTGCCGAAGGCAGCCTTATGGATGCTTACGATCCAAATATTTATGGATCTGGCGATTACCAATCTGGCTTGCAAAGCAAGATCGTTGCTGCTGCGCAAAGCGCAGGCATTGCTCTTACCGGTGGAACTGGCGCTCAGTCAGGTATTGGTCTAGTTAATCAGCTCAAGGCGTACGCAGCCGACATGGGCGTTGCCATGCCAGATAGTTTTTATACGGATGCTGGCAACAAAATGGCAGATCCAAAATCTGGCGTTACCTATGATACTTTTGCAGGCAACATTAAAAATTATGCAGCATCAAAGTATTCTGGTTTTTCAGGACGTATTAATCAAGGCGAAACAATTAAAAATATCGCTGCTCCTTATGTTCAGGAATTTCAAAACATACTTGGCGTTCCGGCTGATAGCGTTAACTTAAGCGGAAGCACGGGCGATAGCGCTTTGATTAACAAAGCTCTTCAAGGCACCATTGATCCAAATACAGGGCTAGGTACTCCTATGCCAATTTGGCAATTCCAGCAAACTCTTCGTCAAGACCCACGCTGGAATAGCACACCAGATGCTCAAAACGCAATGGGCAGCATTGTTGAAAACCTAGGCAAAATGTTTGGAAAAATCTAATGGCACTTATTGATGAATTAGATCCTAGCGAGCGAGCAGCATTACAACGTGCTCAAGCAGCAGCAGCCGCAGGAGCAGCAGCAGCAACACCAACTGTAACTGCACCGGCTCCTGCAATGACAGATGTTCAAATGGAGCGTCAGATTGCGACAGCAGCAACCGCTACCACGCCTGCTAAAACTGCTACACCTGCTACGCCTCTTTCCACAAATGCTAAAATTGCCGCAACTATTGCTGCATACGCTGCCGCTCATCCTGCACCAGCAGGAACGCATTATGGTCAAACGCTTGGTTCAGATGGCAACCCAATTCTTTATAAAGATTTTCCTACAGCCGCAGCAGGCGGAACAGGCGCAGGCGGGGGCGCAGGCTCAGGCTCAACAGGAACAACTACCGGCACTGGCACTGGTAACACTGGCACTGGAACAACAGTAAATCCAAATACTGCTACGGATTATCTTGCAGCGGCACAGCAACAGTTAATTAACTGGGGTATTCTTAACGCAAACGATCCAAACTCAGCCGATCTAATGAAACAGATTACGACCCTTGCTCAGCAAGGTGCGCAGCCAGATACTATTGCTCTTACTATTCAAAACTCAAAAGCATATGCTGCTCGATTTTCTGGTAATGCTGCGCGTGTAGCCAATGGTCTTTCCGCATATGATCCAGCATCATATTTGCTTGCTGAACAAAATTATAGTCAAATTCTTAATGAGGCTGGCGTTGGTCCGCAATATCAGACTCAAGCATTTTTTGCCAATTTAATTGGAAAGAACATAGGAACGACTACGCTTCAACAGTATGTCAATATGGCTAGTGATTTAGCAACAACATCAGATCCATATTTGCTACAAACAGCATCTCAACAGTATGGCTTAAATAAGGGCGATCTTATCGCTCACTTCCTTGATCCAAATACTGCCCTTCCAATTATTCAACAGCAGTTTGCCGCAACTCAAACATCAGCCGAAGCTGCTCGTCAAAACCTTGCTCTTAATCAACAGAACGCTATGACCCTTGCCGCGCAAGGTGTAACACAGCAACAGGCACAAGCAGGTTTTGCAACCATTGGTAGCCAACTTGCTCAACAGCAACAGTTGGCAAGCATGTACGGCATGGGTGCTGAAAAAATGGGCAATGAATTAACTGCCGCTCAATTTAATTCAAACATCGGCGGCGTTAGCGCTGCCCAAGCACAGCAAGATATAACGCGCCTACGCGCACAGGAAGTTAACCAGTTCTCTGGTTCATCCGGTGCAGCCAAGGGCAGCCTCTACACAGAGGATCAAGGCGTTAGTTAACTAGGTTCCATCACCACCCATTGGCATGGTGATGTGTAACTAAAGACCAAGAGTAGGAGCCAAACCTCTTTCCCCTGAGAGAATTTGTGGCCTGCGTCAACCAAACAGAAAAGGGAGTGCCACATGGCAGACCAATACGAAGACGATGACTTTGATCTTGAAGAAGATCAACCATCGCAAACCCAAGACCAAAACGGTCCAGCAAATCTACGCAAGGCTCTTAAGCGAGCAGAGCGTGAAAAGAAGGAACTGGCTGATCAGCTAGCTTCTATTCAGGCAGACCTTCGTGGTCGTTCAGTCAAGGAAGTATTGGAACAAAAAGGTGTACCTACCAAGGTAGCCAAATTTATTCCTACCGACGTAAGTACGCCGGAACAGATTGATGCATGGTTAAACGAGAACGCTGATGTGTTCGGTTTTGCTGCGCCTGAATCTGCTTCATCGGAAGAACCAACACCAAATGCTAGAGAAACACAGCGTATCAATACCGCTCTTCAAAACGCAAATACCCCATCTCGCGATGCAGATACTGCCGCGAAATTGGCTGGCGTTAAAACCAGAGAAGAACTTGACATGCTCGTTTTCGGCCAAAAGGTAAGTGGCTCACGCCGATAAAAACCCATTCGACACTAGACCCTATAGAAAGTAGGTGACACAATGGCAAATCAATATACCGACTCAGTTGGCTCTACCTCTGGTATTCCCGGATTAGTACAGACCGCGTATGATCGTTATGTAGAGTTTGCACTCCGTGCTGTCCCACTTATCCGCGACGTTGCAGATAAGCGCCCAGTACAGCAGGCTATGCCCGGCTCATCTGTTGTATTCCAGATTTACACAGATATGTCAGCAGTTACAACATCTCTCTCAGAAGATGTTGATCCAGATGCAGTTGCACTTGGAAACACAACCCCTGTTACCGTTTCGCTCCTTGAATACGGTAACGCATCACTCGCAACTCGTAAGCTCGAGTTGTTCTCACTCTCAGATGTAGATCCAGCCATCGCAGACATTATTGCGTTCAACATGGCTGACTCACTTGACACAGTTGTGCTCAAGACACTTGTTGGTGGACCAAACGCTATTGCTGAACTTACAGGTGGCTCAGCCAACCCTGTATCAACATACAATGGCAACTACACCAACGGTACAACTCAGGCTAGCATCGACGGCACATCAGTCATTCGCTCACGCGATATTCGTACTGCTGTTGCTAAGCTCCGTGCTAACAAGGCCGTCCCACGTCAGGGAGAATACTACTGGTGTGGTATTCACCCAGAAGTTTCATACGACCTTCGCTCAGAAACTGGCGCAGGCGGATGGCGTGACGATCACAAGTACGCTGAGAACGGTGCTTCTGAATTTTGGCCGGGTACTATCGGAACATACGAAGGTGCTATGTTCGTAGAATCACCACGTTTGTTCAACACAACAGACGGAACTGGCTCAACAGGTGCAACAGGTACCTTCGGTACTTCTGGCTACACCTACGCTTCTGGCGGTACACGTGTATTCCGTACACTTGTTGCTGGTAAGCAGGCTCTCGCAGAAGCAGTGGCAGAAGAGCCACATGTTATCTTCGGACCAATTGTTGATAAGTTGATGCGTTTCCGTCCAATCGGATGGTACGGCGTTCTAGGCTGGGCACGTTACCGTGACGCAGCTTTGGTTCGTATCGAATCATCAGCTTCTATCCACAACTCCTAATCCGAGTTAGTTGCTTCCTAGCCCCTCTATTCCTTTCAAGGGGCTAGGCGGCAACGCCCAACGAAAGGTAACGCATGACATATACATTTAAGCCACCAACGGTCAATGAAGGACCAGCAGGTTTTGGTATTTTGTTTTGGCGTTACAAAATCGCACGCGCTAATTCGATCCTTGTCAACGGATCGGTAGTTACTTCAATTCGTACACCAGCGGTGCAGGATACACAGTCGGCAGACTATTGCTATCTAGGCGGGCATGAGTACATCATCACCCAGCCAGAATACGACATTCTTTATGCAGCGGGCTATGGCCCTTACATTACTATTTCTTAGGAGCATTGAGTGGCTAATCCCGGCAGATACAACATCAATGTGATTAAGGGTACAACTTTTAATTTAACATCAGTATGGAAGATTAACAACATTCCTGTCATTATGACCGGCTATTCAGCCGATATGCAGGTGCGCGATGTATCAAACAATCTCATCACTGAAATGTCCACTGGCAACGGCAAAGCAACAATTACTGGCAGCGCGGGCGAAATTTCTTGTGACCTTACTGCTGCCCAGACAGCAGCCCTTGCTGCCGGCACATACAGCTACGCTCTTAATGTGACTGATGGCACAGGAACAGTTACGCAACTTCTCAATGGAGCATTTCTTGTAGCACCATCGGTGGTGCAGTAATGACAGTCAATCAGGACAGCATTTCTACCGTTGAGGTTCAGGTAACTACTAACGTCTTTGACGTAGTATCAAATGAATATCGCGTTATTGAACTTGGCCCTATTGGGCCACAAGGTCCTATTGGCTACCAAGGCGCAATAGGTGTTACAGGTGCAACAGGCCCTACAGGACCGACAGGAGCAATAGGTGCGACAGGAAACACTGGGCTTACTGGTAATACTGGTGCCATTGGTAGCACTGGTCCTACTGGCGCTGCTGGACAAACTGGACCAACTGGCTCACAAGGAAACACTGGTTTTACCGGATACACCGGAGCAACAGGATTTACCGGCAGCACGGGACCTGCTGGCGCTCAAGGCAATACTGGACCGACTGGACCAACAGGGGCTGTAGGCAATACAGGCTTTACTGGCTTTACAGGTTTTACAGGCTCTACAGGCCCTACAGGGCCTACAGGAGCCGTTGGAGCGACAGGCTTTACTGGTTACACCGGGGCAACTGGTTTCACAGGCTTTACGGGCAGCACAGGCCCTACAGGGCCTACTGGAGCGCAAGGCGCTGCTGGTCCACAAGGCAACACTGGTAATACAGGCATGACTGGTCTAACTGGTAATACAGGTATGACTGGAATGACTGGCGTAACTGGCCCTACAGGGCCTACAGGCACACAGGGCAACACAGGAAACACTGGCTTAACAGGTAACACTGGCATGACAGGTTTGACCGGTCCTACCGGACCTACTGGTGCCACAGGTGCGACTGGGCCACTTGCCTCTAACAACGCTCACGCTTCTGCTCGCCTTGCCACAACAGCCAACCTTGCTACCACTTATACCGCAGGTTCGGCAGATGCTGGTGGTGGCTATGGAGTTGGCGCTAAATTAACAGCCACATCAAATGGACGTGGTTCTATTGACGGAACAAACATTACTGTTGGCGATAGAATTTTAGTCAAGAATCAAACAACTCAGACTCAAAATGGTATTTACACAGTTACCACTCAAGGCGGCTTTGGCGTTGCTTATATCCTCACCCGCGCTACTGATTACGACAACTCAACTGCTGGTCAGGTCGAGTATGGCGATTTTCTCTTCGTAACTACTGGCACAGCCAACGCAGCTACCAACTGGATCCAGAACAATGTCGGCACAGGAACCAATGGCTACATCATCATCGGTACCGACAACATTACCTTTGCCCAGTCAGGCGGCGTAGGCCCACAAGGAAACACCGGAAATACGGGTGCAACGGGCGCTACAGGCGCAACTGGTGCCAATAGCACAGTTGCTGGACCTACTGGTTTTACAGGCTCTACAGGCCCTACAGGGGCTACAGGACCTACTGGAGCGGCTGGCACTAATGGTACCAACGGAACCAATGGTGCTACAGGTGCGACTGGCTTTACAGGTTCTACGGGACCTACAGGACCGCAAGGCTCAGCAGGCGTTCAGGGTAATACCGGCAACACAGGTAATACAGGAGCAACTGGTTTGACAGGTAACACTGGCGCAACAGGCGCGGCAAACCTTTGGGATATACTCATGCTTGGCGGAATGTGATACAATAGCAACGAATGAAGATTGCCGTTTACGCTATTGCGCTAAATGAAATTCTCCATGCCGAAAGGTGGGCAAAGGCCGCCGAAGGCGCTGATTACCGGATAGTAGCAGATACAGGATCAACCGATGGCACACAAGAAAAGCTACGCGAACTGGGTGTTACTGTTCACGATATTAGTGTTAGGCCTTGGCGTTTTGATGTGGCGCGGAACGCGTCTCTTGCGCTCATACCAGCGGACGTAGATGTTTGTGTCTTTGTGGATATGGACGAAGTTATCCACAAGAACTTTTTTAAGGAACTGCGCAAGCAGTGGGATCCAACGGCACAGGCTGGCTGGGTAACATTTGATACTGGCAGCAAATGGCAGAAAGATAAGATCCATTCCCGCCATGGGTGGTACTGGAAATATCCAATTCACGAAGTAGCCATTTACTATGGCGAAGGAACGCCAAAGTATTGCACTATTAATAACGCGATCATCAGCCACAAGCCAGATGAAAACAAATCTCGCGGGCAGTATCTGCCCATGCTTGAGATGTGTGTTAAAGAGTTTCCAACAGATCCACGTGCGTGGACTTATATGGTTCGCGAGTATTACTTTTACCGTCGCTGGGAAGATGTACTTACCGCAGCCAACGCTCGCATGGAACTTGGCGGATGGAATGTTGAAGAGGCTGCCACCTGTCGGTGGGCAGCAGAAGCTGCGCATTATCTTGGCAAAGCCGAAGAGTCAACCAAATGGGTTGATCGCGGAGTGCAGATCCTTCCTACTGAGGGTGAGCCTTGGTTCTCAGTAGCCCTAGATGCTTATCGCAACAAGTGCTGGCAGCAATGCCTAGATGCTGCAATCAAGGCCATCGAATGTCCGCGTAGCGTTCATCATTGTTATGACGCTTCTGTTTGGAACTGGAAAGCCTACGATCTGGCAAGCATCGCCTCGTGGGAACTAGGTTTTATAGATGAAGCAATTACCTTTGCCGTTGCCGCTAGCAAAGCCAATGGCGAAGAAAATGATCGAGTCTTACGCAATTTGAAATTCTTTAGACAAGCCAAGGAGAAACATGGCACTCGGAGATAACTGCCGTTCTGGTTGTTTAGAAAAGAACCACGAAACATATATCGATTGCTTGCAGGATGCAAACATCCATACCAATGCCGGTGATGCAGCAGGCAACAAGACAATGAACAAGAGAAGTTGGAACGCTGAATTAGATGCGTATGCGGCTGCTCGATCACAAGGTATTCAGCCAGCAGGCACAACTATGCGGGCAGTTAATGAAGCAAAGGCAGCTAGCGACACGCTAGGCGTAGCCTTTGATGCAGGCACAATGCCTGCCGCAAAGCAGATTACCAAGCACAAGGCCAAGGTAATGAAAGAAGTGGGAGTAATCTAATGGCAGCAGCAAAAAAGGGCATGGGCTTTAAGGCCGCCCAAAAGTCGATTGCTAAAAAGTCTGGCGTATCAATGGAGAGCGCAGGAGCGATCCTTGCATCTTCAACACGCAAGGCAAGCCCAGAAGCAAAGAAGGCAAATCCAAATCTCAAGAAGGTAGCAATGCCTAAGAAAAAGGGTGGTAAGTAATATGTGCATGTCATGTGGATGCAACAACAACGCAGTCAGCGTTTCAACTGACGAACTAAACGGCAAGCCAAACATCGACCCAAAGGGTGGATACAAGGGCGTTGGCGGTACAGTAACTTGGCCGGCAAAGTAAAGCAGACCGGCGCTAAAAAGCAGGCTGTATCTGATTCGGTCACCATTGGTGGCCAGAAGCATGTTGTCATACGCGCCAGTAATGGGGATGTAATTGTCAATCATCCCAATTCAAAGAAGACAACATTCAAGAAAATTGATCTGACTAAAAAAGCAGATGTAAAGACCGTTGCCGCTGGCGTGGCTGCGGTTAAGAAGTGGCATAAAACCCATCCAGCGAAAGGCAAGTAAATGGCAATAGATGATGGTAGGACAGTAGTTTATCATTTGAACCGTTTGGCAGGAACCATCACTAATTCAGTGCCACAGCTTGATATTGCCGGTGCCGCATCCAAGTGGGCATTTAACGTAACAGGCAAGCCTTACACTCGTACCATTGATGCGCTCAATGCTATTTATGCATACCGCAATGGTGGTAAGAATTTCTATCTAGATACTCCCGGCGTTCTTAACGCTCTTGCTGGCGTGACCGGGTATGGCGAAGCGGCAGCAGCATCGAGGATTACATCGTGACACTTTTTTCAGAACTTATCGATGAAACGGCTTTAGCCCTTACGGGCTATACCTCTCGTCAAGACCAAGCCACATTCCTTACTGCGCCAATGGGCGCTACGGATACAACCTTTGTGGTTGCCGATGGCACAGTCCTCACGCGCGGTATTGTGGAAATTGATGAAGAGTTGATCTGGGTTGATTCATTTGACCGCACAACAAACACTGCCACCGTGCCACCGTATGGTCGTGGCTTTAGAGATACAACGCCTGTACCTCACAGCGTTGGTGTGCGCGTTACTGTTTCACCTTCATTCCCACGGGCAATGATCCGCAAAGATATTAACGAAGCAATTGACGCTATCTACCCAAGCCTCTTTGGCGTGTATTACACCACATTTCCATTTATCGCTTCACGCACAACCTATCAGCTTCCATCTGAGGCAATTGATGCGCTAGCAGTTTCTTGGCAGACCATCGGCCCATCTTTGGAATGGCTACCAGTGCGCCATTACCGCATTGACCGTACTGCTAACCCAATAGCATGGAACAGCGGAAAGACAATTTCTATCTCCGATGGAATTATTCCGGGTCGCACAGTGCAGGTTGTTTATACTAAAAAGCCTACGCAGCTTCAATATGACACAGATGACTTTACGACTACTGGCTTGCCAGACTCAGCCCGAGAAGTAATCATTCTCGGAGCGGCATACCGCTCAGCGGCTTATGTTGATATGGGTCGCGTTCCAGCATCCTCTGCCGAAGCAGGATCCATGGATCAAAGCAACCCGGTTGGCACAGCAACCAATATGAGCCGTTATTTCTACCAGATGTACCAGCAACGCCTTGCGGTGGAAATGGCACGTCAAGCAGAACAATACCCACCACGCACTCACTACAGCCGATAGGTAGATAAATGACAAGATACTACTCAGCCACAGCGCAGGATACTACGCTGACAAGCACAATGACAACGTCGGCTACGACCATGACTGTGTCGGCCACCACTGGCTATCCAACCCAGTATCCTTTCATACTTGCAGTTGATTACAATCAATCTGCGGAAGAGCTAGTTTCTGTTACCGGCGCTTCTGGGTTAACCCTTACTGTTACCCGTGCCTACAATGGAACCACTGCTCAAAACCACGCAGTTGGCGCAGTAGTGCGCCACGTCATTACTGCTCAGGATCTGACCGATGCTCAGAACCATTACGCAGCAACTACCTCAGTACATGGAATTGCCGACACGTCGGCATTAACAACACTTAGCAATGCAACGGATGTATCAAACGTTACATCTTTCTTGAACATGGGAGCATAACCAAATGGCAACAGCATATAAAATCCTAGGACAGTCGGCTCCTGCAAATACATCCAACGCTGACTTGTACACAGTACCGGCAGCAACATCGGCTATTGTGTCAACAATCTCTATTACCAATACGACTGCCACCGCAGCTAACGCTACGGTTTATATCCGCAAAGCCGGAGCGTCAGCCGCTGCCAGCAATGCTTTGGTTTATACACAGTCAGTCCCTGCTTACAGCACCGTTACTTACACCAATGGTATTACCTTGGCTACAACGGATGTGATCACTATTAACACAGCAACAGCAAGCGCTCTTACATTCCAAGCCTTCGGAAGCGAGTTGTCATAATATGTCAATTAAATATAATGGGGGTTATCTGCCCACAGTAGGAGCTGACGGCTCAACACTCGTTGCAAACTCTTCTGCCAGCACAGGCGTATCGTGGGCAGGTCAGGCATTTAGCCAGCCAGTCCTCAATTCAGCGTTTCAAATTTGGCAGCGTGGAACAAACATTTCTTATAGCAATGAAACCAAGTACGCCGCAGACAGATGGCAAGCATCAATTTCTCAATCTGCCGCAAGCATCAGCCAACGAGCAACTGGTGACACAACAAACCTGCCGTTTATCCAGTACTGCTCCAGAGTGCAAAGAACTTCAGGAAATAGTCAGACAAGCGACATTCAGTTTGCACAATCGTTTGAATCTATCAACTCAATTCCTTACGCTGGAAAGACCGTTACCCTCTCATTCTACGCTAGAGCAGGAAGCGATTACTCAGCCTCTTCAAAGGGTTTGCAGTATAGATTGGTGACAGGCACAGGAACCGACCAAAATGTATTGACTGGTTTTACTGGTCAGGCTAACGCAATTTTGCAAACTCCAGCCCTGACTGCTACTTGGCAAAGATTTACTGCAACCGCCACATTGGGTGCAAGCATTTCTCAAATGGCAATCAACTTTGTTTTCACTCCAACTAGTACTGCCAGCACCAACGATTATTACGAAGTGACTGGCGTTCAGATTGACCTTGGCTCAGTTGCTCTTCCATTCCGCACCAATAGCGGAACACTTCAGGGGGAGTTACAAGCCTGCCAGCGTTATTACTACCGAAGTTCAACTGGTGTTGCTTATCAACAATATGGTGCTGGAATTGGTAAATCTACAACCGTTGCTGGTATCCAAGTAAAGTTACCAATAACAATGAGAACGGTTCCTTCTTCAACTATTGATGCCGCAAACTTGTCGCTTTATGACACAAGCGGAACAGTTGTGGTTTCAAGCGTGGCTCAATCAGGATTAAACTCAACACCAGATGTATATTATCTTGAAGCAACTACTGCTGGTGGGCTTACTCAGTTTAGGCCTTACATACTAACAAATTCTAATTCAACCTCAGCCTATATTGGCTTTAGTGCGGAGTTGTAATATGGACAATATAAATTTTGTAGATTATGAGCAAATTGATAGTTTAATGAAAACTTTTGCCATTATTGATAAAGGCAACGGAGAGTATGTGTCTATGCCGAAGGCTGACTACGATGCCCAAATTGCGGCAAATCAAACACTCCCATCCAACTTCGTTGGCATAGGAAACGCTCCGGCAGATCCAACGGCGTAACAGTTGCCTGCAAGTTAGACCTGCTACACTTGCCACATGGCAATAGCTATCATTAGCTTTATATGTGGCATTGGGGTGGGGTATGTCCATGGACGATATTGATCTTGTTTCAATGGACGAGATATACCGCCAGCTCAAAAACCGGTATGACTCATCGGGCTTTAGCCCTTATGTCATAAGGACAGACTGGCAGATCATACGCCGGATCGGCGTACATCCTGCATTGGCCAAGCGAGAAGATTTAGAGAAAATTGTGTTGGCTGCTACCAAGCAGTCCACCAAGGCCAACTATGTTTCTCGCTTGCGCTCAATCTATAAACATCTTAATAAACTTGATCTGATCAATGGCAATAATCCATCAATGGATTTACCGGACGTAAAAGCCGGTAGGGGCGTTCCTAAGCCTGTTACCAAGGCTGAGTAT